TCTATGGCAGTGACATCATCATCATTGAATTCAATCACACGGTCTACCATGCGTAAGTTTTCAATGATGGCTCGTCGTTCTGCTGCAGGCATAAATGGTCTACCTTTTTTGCGGGTGAGCCACTCATCACTGTTGATGCCAACCACAAGCCTATCGCCTAGTGCGCGGGCTGCCTCAAAGTAGGCAATGTGCCCAGAATGTAGCGGGTCAAACCCGCCTGTGACAATTACGATTTTCATGCGGGTATTTATAGACGCAGATAACTCAGACCAGCTTTATTTCAACTGTGCTGCGTTTTTTACTATAAGCTGATACCACATCTACTATTTCAAATCCGTCTACACCCACATAATTGCCCACTGTACCTTTGGTGCGTACATCCAATATAATACGTGTATTTTCGTGCAAATGTCGACGCATGAGATCTATATAAGTTTTTACAGGGTAGTGATGTCCACAACTGAGCCATGATGTTATCACGTCAAATTTCACATGTTCGGGTATGTTGATGTTGTTGGCATTGATCAAATGATAATTTTTTGTGCCAAGTTCTTGAAGTTTTGCATCCAAAAAATCAAAACTGTGATAAAAGTACAAAGCATCAGCAGTTGTGTTCCAATTACCATAAGACGCTGATTCTGGCTTGCTGTCATTTTGTTGTTGGTCACCATCCAGCAACCATAACTCTGTGCCGTACTTTTCCGCAAACCAACGAGATTCCCAGGCAAAACCACATCCTATGTCCAACAATTTGCCAATGGGTTGAGACAAGTATGCATCAACTGTTTCAAAGTTTTCTCGTCGCTTGGCAATGTATTCTGGTTTTGTCCATTTTACTGCCCAGGCGGCAGAATCATCATCACCTTTTTTTGGATTGTCTATGTATGAGTTCATAATGTTATATATGTATGATGGACCATCCACCAAAAAGCTATCCAAGCTTCAGCAAAGAACAACACAAAGAAGATTTCCATTTCTTCCAGATCCCGGTACCAGCGTTCTCGATCAGTCATGTTAAACTGTGATATCTTCCATGCCTGCTGTGCGCAAGCGAACCACGTGACCCATTTGCCATTGTTTGGTGTCCAAGCCCTTCATGATGCCCAACCAACGGTTGCGTAGCAGTGCCACTTCATTAATAATGGTTTCAAAGTCCACGACTTCTTCTTCACCATCCACATACTTTTCAGCATCACGTGCTGTCAAGGCACGGGCATAGCCTTCAAGATACTTCTTGAAATGTCGAGTACGAATTTTGCGCAGTTGAATGTTGAGAAAATTCAGCACAGCTTCAATCTCTTGTAGCTGGTTGAATCTATGTTCGGTGATACCTGGCAGGGCAGTGATGTTCTTTTCTACCAGGCCACCAATTTTGCAGTCCCGCTTGGCTTCAAGTAACTCTGATTCAAAGTGTGCAATAAAATCAGGTATGTTACCAAGATCGGCAACTACTCGACTATACCACATCAGTAGTCATCTTCTTTGTTGTAGTTGTCCTCGTCATCAAACTCTTCTTCTTCTTCTTCTACATAGTCCTTGTCGTTGTCAAGGTATGCAGTCAATGCTTTTTTGATGTCTGAATCACCTTTGAAGGCTTCTCGAATTTCGTCTACATCTTGATCATGATCGATCAAGATGGCCACAATGCTTTCGGCAGCATCCATACGATCTACCACGTTGACATATCGTTTTAACTCGCCCCAAATTTCGCTTGCTACTTCTGCTGACATTTTTATTCCTCCGTTGCGTCGGCTGTACTTACCTCTGTCTTGATGTTCTTGAAGTCTGTCATGACTTTGTCCAGGCACCCATCTTCGTTTGCTTCCCAGGCCTTGCGGAATTGTTTAATTATTTCGCCTTCACTAGTGACAAATACTAGACGATTGCCTTCTTTCTTGAGCATGCCCTTTTTCTCTGCAAGATCAGTCAATCCACTGTAGGGATTCATACCTGTTTCGTAGGGAATTTTAACCTGCATGCCTTCAAATGGTTTGGCATAACGAGTTTTCATCACTTTACAACCAGCACGTATGCCCATGACTTCGGAGATCTTGTTGCCATCCTCGTCCTCTTTCAGCTTCATTTTCTTCATGGCCACAACAATACTTGACGCATAGATAAAGCCTTGGCCACCTGAGATCTTGTCATCTGGATCAAACATGTCTTGACTTGCGTATGTATGATTGGTACAAACCATTCCCACATTAAAACCACCAAACATGTTGACTGAATTACGAACCAATGATGTAAGTGCCTTGGGCTTGCGACCCATGTCACCTTTCATGTCTCCTGCTTCAAATTGATTCACATCAGTTGGTGTCAACAACATACCCAATGAGTCAATAACCCATAACACCTTCATACGTTCACCGTCTGGCAACGCTTTGTAGTCAATCATGAATGTTGAAATGGCCTTGGCCACATCATCAATCATGCTCATGTTCAGTTTGAGCAACTTATCTGCGCCTGTGTCCACACCCAATGCATGCAGCCATGTCTCATCCAGTGCGTTTTCTGTATCAACCAAGATAACAAAAATACCTTGCTCTTGTGCGTTCTTCACAATGTTGCCACTACAGATATAACTCTTGCCTGCACCCGATTCGCCGGCAAACACTGTGATCTTGCCCAATGGAATGCCTCGATTGAAATCCCCGCTGATGAGATAGTTCAAGGCAAAGTTGCCTGTTGAAATCCAATCTGTTGGATCATTGAATCCAATGCTCAGACCTTCGATACTTTTGGTAATATCCTTGCGGAACTTGCTTACGTCAAATGGTTTTCCCATGTTTTTCTTCCTTGTATAAATCTTTAAAAATTACTCTGCTGTCTAATTTACGCCGCTGATCCATGTCTGCTATTTTTTCAAAAGACCCTGCTAGATCTTTGTCAAACGGTTGATCCAAATGACTCAACATGTTCTGATAACCGTTTTCTAACAAATACCCTGGCTGGTCAGCAATACGGTCAGACAAAATCTTCTTCACTGAGTTTAACACATCTTTAGACAAGTGTCTAATGTTTAGGTACGATGGTCCCAATAATGCACCGATTACAAAACTGTTGTTGTGAAATCCTTGATTGGACAAATAATCCACACAGTCAAAAATACTTTTATAATTCAATAAAAAATGCAACATGTTGAATGATATCTTGTGGTTCAATTTTTTGATAATCTGTAAATTATCCACAAAGTCTTTCCAAACTCCACCATGTCGTATGTATTCAAATTCTTGTTCCATGCTCTCTACACTCACCGTCCAGTGGACATTTTTGAATTCGCAAACCAAATCAAACATGCGAGTATCCACACGACTTAAATTTGTGTTTATTCGCAAGTTGACGTTGGGGTTGATCTGTTTTAGTATTTCTAAAAATTCCAAGTTTTCCTTCATCAACAGCGGCTCACCGCCTGCTAGATACACATGTTTGAGTTGTGCCGCACGTTCAAAAATATATTGTTTGAATTCTTCACGTTTTTGATCTGACGGTGTGTGTATGGTCAAGTTGCGTTCACTGGCCCACTTACTGCTAAATTCTGGTGAGCAATACACGCAGGCAAAATTACAGAGATTACTCCAACGTATGTCCACAGTGTGCAATGCAAAGTTGGAGGTATCATACAATGTATTGTCTACATTGCGCAGTTCTTTGAGATAGAACACACGATCACTGATTATATCAAACTTGTTTTTTTCTTGTTCTAAATCATAACAAGGATTGCATCTAGCAAACTTTTGTCCTGCTCTCATGTCTGCTTTGATCATGAGATCATTGCTGAGTATTTCTTCAATGGGGTTGTTGTTGATATTGCCAATGGGCTCGGCACTGCGTATGCAATTTTTTACTGAGCCATCAAAGTTGTACATGATACTGGTCCACGGCACAGGACAAAATGCACGATTGGTCAAATATTCTTTACTGTCCATAGTTCACGCCCAACGACAATTCAGTCACATCCAATTCTGGTCTGGCTGCATCTAAAATACGTACAACGGTTTGAGCCCAATTGTCAACGTTGGCATATGGCATGGGACTGAGTTGTCCTAGCTGTGTGGCCACAGCTCCTGGTCTTATCAATACCAGTTTTGGCCAATCTTGTAAATGCTGTAATTGACGATGTGCTTCTTCTAGGGCAATTTTTTGATTTCTATATGCAATCATATCTATGCCTGGCAATGAACTAACTGGGTTGGTTGCCATCATGGTACTGATGTTTATGATACATTTGCCCTGTTGTGACTTCCACAGACGATACATTTCAAACAACAACTCAGTCTGTGCAAAGCCAGCTTGTGCGTTGTTGACAAACATGTCGCAAGGCTCAATGTGTGTTGTTATTTTGGGAATATTTCGAATGTTGTACCCATTGCGTCTGCTAAGACCAACAATTTCATGCCCTTGTGATTGATATACTCGAGACAATGCTTGTCCAATGCCTGCTGTGTGTCCAGTTATGGCTATTTTCATCGATAGTAGTCCCAACGAACAATGCCACGCAGTTGGTCTTGTGCTGCGGTCCATAACTGTAATTCCACAGTGTTGTCTTCACCTGATGCCACTGTGGATTTTAATTCATCAGGAACATCAGCTGTTCTTGTTAGGTGGTTGCTGTGCTTTACACTCAACACCGAAGGAGTTTCTAACAATGCCCAGGAATTTTTTAAATTGTGCTGTTGCACATAAGAAAAAATATTTTTCAAATCGCTGATGTTCAATGCACTCACTGTGGTCCAAGTATTCAATTCATGCAAGCCCATGGCCTGATATGCTTGAATATTTTGTTCAACATCTTGCCATTTGATGGGCCAGCGCACATAATCATAACCGCGGCTGATGCCATCCAGGCTCACAGTGACGGTGACTTTGACACCACGGCTGACCAGGTCGGGCAATACTGTGATCAATTTACTGCCATTGGTATTGACCCGCAAGTATTTTACGTTGGGCGGCAAATTTTGCAACAACTTTAGGTAGTTGGGACTGGCACTGGGCTCACCACCATTTATGTCCATTTGCACAATTCGTTCCACTGGCAATGTATCAATCAACTCACTGTTGTTGATTTTGGTATATTCTTTTGAACGCAGACTGCCTATTTTGGTGCTTAGTTTTTCATTGCATGTTTGACATGCGCTGTTGCACACATTATCCAACACGCCACCCAACACAAGATAATCAGATCTTGCATCCAACAATTGAGCATGAGTGTTCAACGAGTGTTGTCTGATGCTTTTGTTTCCAACATTTTCTGATTCTTTGCAACGAATACATTCACTGGGCCAGGAGTCTTGTGCCATTGATGCACGAGTATTTGTAAGCCATTCACTGGAATCCATTTGCTGTAGTGTTTCAAACTGCGGTGCTTCAATCATGTGGCCACATCGGCTCACTGTACCATTGGTATTGAATCTCACAAAATGATCAAGTCTGGGGCAATACATGTTTTATAATATCTGGATGGTTGAGATGATAATAGGTTCTTAATTGTTTCCAGGTCATTTCCTGACCTGCCAGATCCAATAAAATTTGATCTAAGTACAACCAAAGCTCAATTGATTTATCATCTTGAAACAATTGCTTGATAAATTCTTGTGTGGGTTTGTTTACTTTTGCATCATCATTGATGTCTGCGATATTGCCAAAAGTTTGAAAATTTCTAAATCTTATCAAAGTATCATCACGCAAGTATTTGCTGAGATTTGCCACCCAATGAAATTGTGGCAAGTAATGTGTGTTTAAAAATTTATAACGTCGAGCAAACCAAAATGCAGTTAAATAATCTAATTCAGGGTGGTCGCGTTGAAGATGTTGCAAGTAAGTGTTGATGCCACTGACATACCTGGCTCGTGGATTACGGATATACACATCTACATAGTCAAGAGCACTTATTTCGTCATTGGTGAACACAGCAAGATTGTCTCTTGACTGCTGAATCCGCAAACTGCTGCTTCCGTTTTTCTGAATTAGATAAACCCATTGATTGTGAAGTGGCATTTCTACCACTTCACACTTTGTTGGAAACAGCTCTGTGTCCAGAGCTGTTTTCATTACTTGGCTTGACGGCTACGGATCATGGCCAGGATATCCTGGGCATTTTGTCCTGAGGCTGCAGGCTTGGCCACTGGTGCGGCTGCTGTAGGAGTGTCGTCTTCGTCAAAGTCACTTGCTGGTGCAGGTGCAGCCACTTTGAGTGCAGGCTTGGCTGCTGGTACGTCTTCGTCAACATGGCTGGCGCCTGAACCGCCAGGTGCTTGTACACCAGCAGGACGGAAGTACTGACCCCAACGTTCTGTGTCGTATGGTTGTCCATCTACACTGGCCTCAAACATCTCTTTGATGACCCGGAGTTCAACATCGCCAGGCTTCTTGGGCAAGAATGTGCTCAAGTCAAACAGGCCATGTGTGGCAATTGCAGCCTGTTCTGCTTCTGTGAGTGCAGATTCTTTACGTGCCCACTTTGATGTTGAGTAGTCAGCAAAACCACCTTTGGCAGTCTTTGACACACGGAAGTCCAAGCCACGCAGGGTGTCTGTGGGCATTTCTTCCAGTTCAGGATCCATCAGCGCACCTTTGATAGTGGCAAAGATTTGTGGCCCAATGATGAAACGTCGAATGGGATTTTCTGGAGTCTTGTCTTCGCTCAGTGGATTTTCACGTACAAAGCCTTGAAAGATGTAACTGCGTTTCTTCCAGTACTTGCGACCCATTTCTTCAAGGCTCTTGTCCTTGAACCAGGTGCGTACTTCTGCCAAGATAGGACAGGCTTCGCCCCACATCTCCACACAAGGTACTTGCACGTACACTTGTTTGGAATCCATTTCGCCTTTGATGCCAGCAAAAGGCAAACGAATCATTGCTCGTTCTTGCCAGAAAAATGTGTTTTTTGTATTTGCATCAGGAAGGAATCGCAGTGTGGTACTTTGACCTTCTTCCATGTTCCAATGTGGATAAATTGAATTGTCTCCACCTGTTTGGCTTCCGCCTTTGTTGCCTTCTGCTGCCTGTAGTCTTGCTCTGATTTCTGCTAATGATGCCATAGTTTTTCTCCTTGATAAGTTGCCTATGTTATGTTGCCTATCTAAATGTTTAGATCTCTGTTGCCTGTGACTTACAAACAAAAAAGCGCAAACACTGTAGTAGTATATGCGCTTTTTGTCTACGTGTCAAGTGTATTTATGTCATCTGAGCAAAGCCAGTGATTTTATTCTTGCCAGAAGTGCATCGCCTTCTTGGGTTGGAGTTTCTTTGCCTTCGTAGTATGCACCAGTCATTGCTGAGTTTGAGTTGATCGGATCATCATTGCTGGTTTCTGCCATGTTGCCACGAGTTCGATTTCTCAACTGTGCCAGCTGCTGGAACATGGATGATTTCTGATTGCGAGTATCTGTTTGATCCGATGGTGCTGGAACTTCAGCAGCGGAGTCTGGTCTAAAGTTAGGCAATCTTGCACTTGGACTTGATCCCAATTTTGCTCGTGGTAAAGAATAATCTGTTCCTGGCGTGGCTGCTACATCTGCTGGAGCATTGGGCGCTGTTGCTGCGGTTGGTGGTGTAGGCGCGGTTGGTGTAAGTTGTTGTGTACGTCTTTTCAAAAAAGCAACTGGATCTTGTTGATATTCTAGATCTGTGAGTTTGTCTTGCATGTACTGTTGATTGCGTTTTTCTAAATCAGCATCCAGTGCAGCCTTGCGTGCCACATAGCCTGTTTCTGCATCTTTCTTTAGTGCAGGAAGTTTGGACATGTCTGCAGGGGTGTTGAGTCCGTGCTTGCTGGCCAGGAATCGTTGACGCATCAGGTCGTCTTGACTCATTCCAGATTTGCTCAACAAGTCTTCCAGTTCGTCGAACTCGTTGTTGTATCCGCCTCTGTAGTCTGGGTCATACACACCTTCGCCCATGCTGTAAGGCATGCCCACTGCACCGCCATCTTCGTCCATTGTTAAATCGACATTAGCTACTTTTGACAGTGGAGTACTGTCTCCAGATTTGAGTGGAGACAACTCATTGTGTCTACGTGGCTGCATTGGATTGATTAGTTTTTTTCCTGCCGGCAAATCTTCAAAGTCAGGACCAAAGCCACGGAT